GGTGTAGCTCATGCCCAACTAGGGCGTTCATAAACTCAATGCATCTATCTATAAGTTTTTTAACAAATTCTTTAGAGAGCTCATCAAGCTCAAGTTCCTCGTCTTCGGGCGGAAGTTCTTCGTCTTCTACCTCGTCATCGGGAAAGAACTCGTCTTCATCTTCTTCTAGCACAGTGTAGTTCTCCATTACCGAAGTCTATTACATAAACAAAAGGCCTGGGTGTTAACCCAGACCATTTGCGTTGCCACATCACACGGGGAGAGGAAGAGAGAGGCAGGATAATTTTAGCACAAAGTGGACACGCTGCGCTAGCGCGGGGTCATTCTTGTATGCAGCTCGTTAACAACAGCGTGAAGAGCCTCAGCTCCTTGTAGGGCTTCATCCAAGTAAAACTGTTCTCTATTCTTTGAGTAACCAGATAAACACTTAGAAATCTCAATTAATGACTGTTCTGCCCACATTTCTAACTCACCAGTAGCTATCTTAGAAACTCTTCTAGACACCTTTTCGGAAAAAGGCTTTACCCAAGGTTCTTTCTTAAAAAAATTCATCATATGCCCCGTCTTCTGGCTTCCATGCTTTTCGGCCTTTCATAGCAGAGGATAGCACCTCGTCAATGCGGTCGTCATCATCCCAGTCAATTTTTGGGTTTTTAACCCAGACCCCTAAGAAATAACCAGGGTGGGTAAAGGGTATACGTGCAACTAGACACTTGCCTTTTCTATAAGGCATTTCAGTTTCTTGGGTAGTTCCTACTTCAAGAACTGGAAGTGCTTTTTTATGCCAATACTTAAGTTTACCTACGTATAGTGGACCGAATGTTTTCAAGGTTTACTCCATACCTCTTTGCATACTGCTAGATATCTCAGCAGCATAACTTAGCATTTCTTTAGAAGATGGAGACATTCCGCCATCGGGCCCGCCAGTGTCGTTTAAGTTTGCTGGTCCCATATCGCCCCAGCCGTCTAAACCGCTTGTTCTTAAATATTTACCAGTAGACTCAGCGCGTTGAAGGTTTTGCCAGTGGACTGCTGGGCAGTTTCTATACTCCCACCAAGTGCCGTCTCTAAATACAACATATAAAGTGTTTTTAGCAAAGTCGTATGCAATTGCTTGAGCTCTAGGTCTAGAAGGGTTACTAGTGTTTGCAGACTGCTGTCTAAATCCTTTTTGCACTTCGTCAGGTATTGCAACAGAAAATGTTTTATCTATAGGCGTTTGTATGCCTAGTTTTTCTGCCATTGCCTGAGCAATGTTTAAAGACCTTTGTGCTGGGTCAAAAGAGTTCTTGTAGTAGTTACCTGTCTTCTTCGGCATCTGAACCCTCTTCACAAGTGTGGTCTTTAGTTTGGGATTCTAACACTTTTGCAAAACAACGTGAGCAGCGCAAAACACGCTCTGGTTTATAGTTGTTTTGAACAGTCGCTCCAAGAGGAGAGTCTGAGCCGTCCTCATCATATTGAGAAGCGTATTCAGTAACTATGCGTTCTTCTCTAAATAATTCTTTAGGGAAGGGGCCTTGCGGGTCCATAACCTTTTCAGGTACGGGGTGGACTTGTATGGCTTGGCGTCTAATTACTTTCATCCGAAGGGGCTTCTTCTTCCGCCTTGGTTTCTTCCGCTTTAGCTTCAGCCTTCTTCTTAGATGCTTTTTCTTCTTTTGGAAGTTGTTCCATCAAAGGGAAGTGACCAGCCTCAGCACGGTCTACTAACCATGTAGGTAAGCAGCTAGTGCAATAGTTAACTGGGTTAGTGCCGTAATCTTGGCAAGTGTAGTCTGCTGAGAACTCACAGTTGTCGCATTGAATTTTAGACATGTATATGTACCAACCTTACTTTGATTTCTTAGCGGACTTTTTTGCAGACTTATTAAGTTCTGCTTCAATTAACTTTGTAATTTGTGATGCGCCCTTTGCGGCAACAAGGCCGAACGCTGGGTCTTTTTTATTGACGTAGCGAAGTGCTACTGGGACAAGGGATGCCCATAATGAGTTAGCAACTAGTAGCCACTCGCCCTGACTAAATTCCAATGGGGTAGCTAAACCCTTTACCTGCATAACTACAACGATTGCTCCGATAACTTGACCAAGCAAGTTTCGGGCGTAAGATGAGAGTACCGCTTTGTTCATTTTTTGCTCCTTTGGCAATTAGTCCTACAGATAAGTGTGCCAAAGTCGGGCTGTACTGTCAGGCTAAATTACTTTGAAGTATCCTCAAGATGCTGGGTAAAGCGGCCCTCTAGGCGGGCTACTGATATACGAAGCTCTGTAAGCTCTGCGTGTATTGAGTTGACGGTATCTTTCATCGAAGAGCCCCCGTTGGGCTTAAGTTCATGTACAAAGTTCTTTAAATACGATTTTAATACCCATGATGTTGATGCGATGATTGTGGCTCCAAAAGCCGCAAATCCTGCAAGGGTGCCTGCCCACTCAGCTAGTGTCATGTGCTCTGTTCCTAAAGGTAGTTTAATTTAAATTAGAATACGCGTATATGTTATCCGTAGCACAATAAAATGTGGAAATACCAGCTCTTATATTAAATAATGATATTTGTCATATGTCAGCATAAAAAAAATATATTTTTTAAGCGTGGCTTAACTTGCGCATACGTGTATTACTGTGGCACCCTAGTTCTTGAAAGGCTCCAGTAATGGAGCCTTTTGCAACTGAGAGGAGCAGAAATGTTCAATATCAGAAAAGAAACAATAGATAAAGTGGCGGTGTTTTCGATGTATGCACTGTTAATAGGAGCACTACCTCACACGTTAGCTAATGCGGATGAGGAAGTAACACCTGTGACAGTACAAGAAATCGCTGTGGACCCACTAGATAAGTACAAAGGAGCAAAAGAACTGTCAGATACAGACTTAGTTGACCTGCTTAGCGCGGTTGGTTTTGAGGGAAAAGCTCTCAAGGTCGCCTACGCGGTTGCTAAAAAAGAATCTAACGGTCGCCCCTTAGCTCATAATGGAAACGTCAATACAGGCGACAATTCTTACGGCATGTTTCAGATTAATATGCTGGGAAGTCTTGGCGACGATAGACGTGAAAAATTTGAACTAAAAACTAATAAAGACCTTCTAGACCCTGTGACTAACGCAAAAATTGCGTATCACATGTCAAACGGCGGAAAAGATTGGTCCGCCTGGAAAGTATACCCAGGCCAGAAAAACGGAGAAAGATACGAGGAACACCTAAAGGCGTTCCCAAACTAATATACCTTTAAACTAAAAAGCCCCCAGCCAATGGCTGGGGGCTTTTTGCTTGTGTTGAGAGATTATGAAGCTGTTGCGTAAGGTGTAATTGAGATTGTAGCTGTTGAAAGAACTGAGGCTGTTCCAGCTGCAACTGTCTGAGACTTGATTGTTCCAGCAACGCCCACGACTGTTCCAGCAGACAAGCCTGTGAGGGCAAGTACGGTTGAAGCAGAAGATACGAATGAAACTGTGTTAGTTGCATTAGCTGTAACTGTGTATGTTCCGTTAAGTGGAGCACCAGTGTCAGCAAGAGATGCAACTGTAATCTTTGTGCCAACTGGGAAGGCTGCGCCTGCTCCAGTTGCTGTAAGAGTTGCAGTTGTTGAACCAGCTGTGCGAGCTGCTGCAGTTACTGAAATAGCTGCGTTAGTTGCTGCTGTAGCTGTTGTGATGTTAGCTGCTTCGTAACCAGCATCCTTAAGCTCGTCAAGAGCTAGGGCTGTTGTCTCACCAATTACTGAAGGTACTACGATGAATGTGATTCCAGCGCCATCGTATGCTGTTAGAGCGTTTGTAGCCTCTACCTTGCCGTACCACTGGCCTGTAATTTCACCAGCGTTAGCTGCGTTAGTTACTGTGAACTTAAGGGCATCGGCTGTAGCAACTGTTGCTGAAGACAGGTTGTAAGCTGAAGCTGTAAGACCTGTAATGTTTACAGTATCTCCAACTGCAAGCTTATTCTGTGCTGTGTAAGTAACAGTTGTTCCGTTACCTGAAGCTGCTGTAACCTTGTAGTTACCTGCGCCTGGTGTAAATTGTGGGTAGTTGTTCCATTCAGCTTCTGCAACTGTGTGGTTGTTACTAGTTGCAGGAGTTAGACGTGCGCTTGGGTAGTTTGAGTAGCCATTCCAGTTGTAATTTTGAGATGCGTTTGATGCTACTACTGCAACTGCTGTGCCGTCTGTACGCTCATCGTTTGGCTGCATAGGGAAGCTGCCCCACACAAAATCTAC